CCATCTTTTTTAACAACGATACCATCTTCTGGTTTCATAGCTTTGAACACTTTTAATACTTCATCATCTGAAGCACCTGTCATGTCCATAACATCATCAGAAGCCATTTCGTCATCCATACCCATTTCATCCTCAAAACCTGACATTTCATCTTCAGAATCCATGTCACCTTCAGAATCCATAGTGTCGATATCTTTCATTGGATCTTCATTATCGAGGTTGTCTATATTTTCTTCATCACCTTCTTCTCCCGCCTCTGATTCTTCATCATCCGCTTCGTCTTCAGGTTGTTCAGACATATCATTTTCCTCTTCTTTAGATTCTTCAGACATTTCAGTGTCATCTGCAGGTGGAACGTCACCCTCAGACACTTCTTCGTCTTGTTGAACCTCTTCTTCTGACTCTTTCAGCAATTCATTAAGTTCTTCCTTCATTGTAGAAGCAAGTATACCTTTTGCGTTTTGCTTTACCGCCTCTTCAAGTGTTTGTACCTGAAGTAATGCTTGTTCTAAAATTGATTTTTCAGTCATTTGATTTGTTTTATTAACTTATAAATATTATGATTTTATAAAAAAATCGTTGTGGTGTTATTAAAAACACTAAAAAACTTTTTATTTAGATAAAAATCTATCTAAATTTCCCATTAATTTTTTCATTCTATCATCCACAATTGGTTTTTCCTCCACACCTTCTTGATATTGGTCTCTTTCAGATGGGTCTGAAAATATATATGCACCAGGAGTTGAAGGAGATGATACTAAATCAAAACACACTAATTCAAAATCTTCCTGTACTATATTTTGTCCCTTTACATTTTTAAGTGAACCAACACCTCTTGACGATATACCTAAAGTAGCTCCATTCATTATTAACATAGCCGCTTGGTCTCCTTTAGTTGAAACAATACCCATTTTTTTCCAACCCGGAGATGTAAATAATTTAATCTTTCCCATTAACATTTTACCATCCCACCAAGTCTCAAGTATTGAATGTGAAACCCTATCTAAATCGATAAGTGAGGATGAAGGGTGATTTAATTCATTTAGAGCACCACCTTTTTTAATTAAAGTTTGGTATTTTTCATTTTCCCTTTTAAGTAGTAATTCGGGATATATTCTACCATTCTTATTTGGGGTGTCGAACTTTTGTAAAACAGCATAAAGAATAAGGTCTTCAGAGAAGTCCATATTCTTCATTTCAGAAATTATTTTTTTATTGTCTTCGGGAGATACATGACCGGCGTCATATTCAATTAATATTCCCTTACCGGTTTCGTTTGGTCCTAATATCTTCATTTACTATAGTAATTATACTATATAAATACATCGATATATAAGTTATTTTTTGTTTTTATTAAAGTTAAACAGGTTTTTGTCCGTCAAACCATAATTTACAAGTTTTTCAATTAGTTCTCGAATCATCTGACGTGTAAACTTAGATTTCACATCAAATTGTTTTTCAACAAATAAAGTTACCTCTAAATTCATAAAAGAACGTTTTTCCAATTTTATACCTTTTGTTTTAATATCTAAATCAACAATAGATTGAGGTTTAAAATTTTCGTTATTTAAACTATATACAATTTCTTTGATTGTCCTTCTTGTCTTGTTTATTGATTGATCAAAATTATCATCAACATTTATAGGTTGTACCCAAGAATTTAATTTTAAATAAATTGTTTTTAAATTTTTAAAATCTACGGTTCCATAACCAATTTTTACATTATTGTATTCCCCTAATGGGATATACTTACCAGTCTTCATTATTATTTCATATTACTTATTTTATGGTGTAATAAAAAAATAAACAAAATATTTTAAAATAAAAAATATTTTCACTATATTTTTAATATACTTATATATTATGTTAATAGTAAAAGTTGAAAAGAATATTGAAACCGCGTTAAAAGTTTATAAGGGAAAAGTTCAGAGAACAAAACAAGTTCAACAATTAAGAGAAAGACAATCCTTTGTTAAACCGTCAGTGAAGAAAAGATTAGAAATTTCTAAGGCGTGTTATATTCAAAAAATTAAAAACGGTCTTGATTAATCAAGACCATTTTTTAATTCTATTAATCTAAAGTAGTTAATTCTCGAAGATTCCTTACTAGTTACCTCATCCTTAACGTTAATCAATTTAGATTTCATTTCAGTGTCCGTGGATTCGTTTAATAAGGTATCTATTTTAGAAACCAATGATTCTTTTAATTCTTTAGTTTTTAAATCTAATTCATCTGAGGACATCGATAATATACCTTTTAATGTTTCTTTTTGTTCTTCATTTAAATTGTTATTAAACAAAACATTAAAATTGTTAACTAATACTGCATTAAGAAAACTTTCATTAGGAGTGTGAACTGTTTTTTCAGACTCCTTTATTTCCTTTTTGGTTATTAAATGTTCATACAACTTCTTTTTGGAAATAACTTTCTTATCTAAATTGTTTAGAGTATCTTCTTCAGATAATTGATCCAAAATGGAATATATTTCATTATCTTGTGTGTTAATATCTTTAAGAGTTTCATTCAAAGACTTACAAAATTCTACTATATTTTTTGTTTTATTTTTCAAAACAGATGACAATTCCTCAACAAATAACTTTGCAACATCCTTATCTTCGAAATATTTGTTTTCGATTTCCTCATAGAACAGGTACATTTCTCTAAAGTCTTTATTTTCTTTAATTGTCTTAAGAATTTTTTTCATCTCAGTTTTATCTTTAGATGAATATGACTCTGTTAATTTACCCAATATTTTTGTCTTTATTTTTCCAAAACTGTTCATTTTTAGTCGTTTAAAATGTCTTTTATTTTATTTTCTATTTCATAAATATTCTGTTGAGCCTTATCCATATCAAATAAGTCATCAAAACTTAATTTCTCTTCCCCCAACATACTTAAAATTTTTGTTTTTCTAGATTCACTTAAAGGTTCAGTACCGCCCGCTTCAGCCGGTGGTGGAGGTGAACCACCCATTTCTCCGCCCGGTGCTTCTCCACCCATCTGACCACTTTCTTCGGCGGCTTTTCTCTCTTCTTCAGGTATACCATATTTTGCATCAACGTCATCAAATACCCCCGAACGTTTAATAATATTTTGTGTATTTTGTAATTCAAAGCCCATTGCCCTTTCAAGACGTTGCTGTTGTAAATCTAAAATAACTTCACTATCACTCATACCAAGAATATTCTTTTTTGCCCAAGTATGTGAAACCGGTAGGATACCCACTTGTGATTGGTCAGATGTTGCATCTTTATATAGAGTCACCTTTTCTTTCCATTGTTCAATTCTTAATAAATCAGATTGTGCGGATGGATTAGTTAGTGATAGTGAAAAATTACCTAATTCATCCTCTAAACCTAAAAGATATAAATGAACTAGTGCAATTTTATTTAATTCTTGAATTAATGATTTTTGTATTCTATTAATAGTCCTTGCAAAACGAATATCCATCAATGCGAGTGTCTTACCTTCACCAACAACTTCTTCAAAACCTAAAAATGCTTTTGGGATTCTTAGGGCTGCTAACATTTTTTTCTGAATATATTCAATATCAGCAATTTCACCTAAATTTTGTGCACCCGGTAATGTCTCAATTGGGTTTGTTTGAGATGGGTCACGAACAGGTATAAAATAATCCTGATCAACCGCCATCTGATTAAACCTCATATCAACCTGACCATTTCTCGGGTCAGAAATTTGGTCTCTTTTAAATTTATTTGCAACACGTTGTACGTAAGATTCAATGTCCTTATCGTCCATGTTTCCAACAAATACTTTAAACACACGTCTCTCTGGTGCTCTTGAAGTTCTATAAATTAACATAGCATCTTCTGCTAAAAGTAATTGTTTCCAAATTCTTCTAATTTTATCTAACATAGAAGTACCATATGGTAACTTTCTATCGTCACCCAATAATCTAAAATGAGCAATTTCCCATGATTGGAATTCCATTTCCTTATTCTTCCATTGAAATCTCAATTCTTTTGTAGGTACTTTTATATCTCTTTCGTTACCTGGTGTTTTAGTTGCTGCACCTTCAATTCTTTCTATTTCAATATTTGGTAATTGTTGACATCCTATAATTCCTTTTTCAGGATGAACTTTTAAATAAACAAAATCATCTCCGTATTTACATAAACCTCTAGCCCACATTTGTAGGTTAGTGTTAATGTCTAACTTTTCTTTAAATAAGTCTTCTAATATTTCTTTTACTCTATCGGATTCAGAATAAATTGTTAAGATTTCACCTTTTTCGGATAATGTTGTGGATTCTTCTGCGTATATGTCTAACGCTGCCGAAATCTCAGGTGTAAACTCCATAGATTCATAATCATAATACGCAGCTAATCTATTTGGTTCATAATAAACCGATTGATTATAAAGAGACTGATCAAGTTTTGTCCATTTATCTGCGATGTATTGTGATTGTTGTGCTTGTAAAAGAGCCTTTTCGTATTCTTCTCTACTATCAGTTTTTAAAAGTTCATCTTTTGAAAAGTTAAATGATGGTGTATTTTGAGTCGGAGTTTTACCCTGAAACCCAAATACCCTTGTTAACTTTTGAAAAACTGTAAGATTATTATCTGCCATGTATATAAATAGTTTTGATTATAATATAAACTTTAATTTTTAATTAGGAAATGTTTTTCTTTTTACCAAATAACCACGAATATTCTGTATAACTTGTTTTAGATGCGTCCATAGGATTATTTTGATGATAAAAGGAAGGGTCGGTTTGTATAGAACCAATTGGGTCTAAGGACGTACCATATGAATAAAATGTCTTATTTGGTTCGTATGTTCTTTCAGACATTACCCAAGATTCTAACATTGCCTTGTTTTTTGTTTCATTTCTTTGTAATTGATTGAAACATATATCTCCCGCGTATAGTGCCATGGATAAACTCATGATAGCATCGTCGTGAGCACCTTTCATGTGGTCGGGTCTCCCGTTTATATAAACAAAGGTGTTCAGTTCATTTAATAATCTATTAGACCTAACCTGAAACCCCTTTCTTAATTGTTCTTCAAAAGCCGCCACAATCTGTGTTCTTTTATTATTGAAATTTAGACCGGGTATTTTTTCCATGGCCTTTTTATTATATTCCCATATATTCTGTGTATTGATACCATCAACAAATAAATTTTTATAATTCATTTCTTGTAGTTTTCTTGATGTTGCAATACCCATACCACCGGTAATATCAATTACAATAAATGCATCATATAAGACACCCCATTTGTACGCAATTGCAGCCAAGTCATCTGGTGGTATTTTACCAATGTATTCCGCCACTTGTTCCCTCTCATCAAAATCAACAATATTAATAGCCGAAAAATCCTCACTATCTCCCCTACTAACATCAACACCCATAATATAACGGTGTCCTTGTTGTGGTTCTTTCCATTGCCAAAACGTACCTTGCATGTACTTTTCTTTTGGAACTCTAATCATATTTTTTGCAATCGATTCTTGAACGTCGCCAGGTATAACACCATCACCTGAACCTAAAAAGTCACATTCTAATTCCTGTGCAATCTTTCTTCTATCATACTTGAATTTCTTTGACATTGATTCAAACCAAGATGAAAAAGGTTTATATCCAAGTTCTTCGTATTCATGATATTTTTCGATATCAAAATCATACAAGACCACTTCATTGTCATCGTATTGTTCTCTGTTTAACATGTAATGACAAATATCATTACACTTAACCCAACGCAAATCTTTTGTGTAACGAGGGTCTTTAAACCATCTTAAATCTGTAATGTGAAAATCATTAACACCACGAAT